CCAATCCTACCTGAAAATAACACACCTGCAACCGATGTTCAAGTTGGGTCATTGTCAAATATAGAAACAGTTAATCTGATTACTGATATTATTGGTGACTTTACGAATGTTTTAATTAATAGTACAAATTATAATACCGTACCACCTGCACTGCAACCAATGTCAGGTACTGCCGATCCCGTAACATTAGCAACACCGATTAATCAGGCATTTGCACTTCAAGCATTTGAAATGGGAACGATTAACGAATTTATCAACATTAACCCAGGTGAAGAGTATACCAATGATGCATTTGCAATCATTCGAGATTACACAACAAATATCTTTGATAGGTTTGAACAGATTATTTCTTTTACTACATTTGGCTCAGGATTTTCAGTCGGTGATACAATTACACAAACAGCTTCAGGNGTGAGTGGAATTATTACTGGTGTTAATTCTCAAAAGTCATATCTTAATGTAAGAGCATATTCGTATTACGGTTTTGATAGCACAAATGTTATTACGCATAAAGGTAACAACTATACGCCACTTGTAGTATACCGTGATTATGATTCAGAAAAAGCCGGTGAAAACGCCGACATGGAAACTGAAACATTTTTCACAAGAGGTAGAATTACCGCGGTTGATGTTTATAATTCAGGCCTTGGATATGTTGATAATGAGTCTGTCTTTATCACAGATGATGACGGCGTGATTCAAGCAAAAGGTACAGCATCAGCAAGAACTCAAGGTACAACATCAGGTTTCTGGGCTGAAAAGAATTCACACTTAAATGGTTATGAACAAAATCAAGCAGGTACTTTAAAATACTTTGACGCATCAATGCGTTTGCAAGATTCAGATTATTACCAAGAATATTCATATGAGATCCAATCTGTTGTATCAAGGGAAACATATGAAGAACCACTAAGAAACAGTGTCCACCTTGCCGGGACAAAAATGTTTGATAAGTTTTCATGGCAAAAAGAATTTAGTGCAGTTGTAACGCACCGGTTTGGGTTTAACATTACTGAAGATTATATACCAGGTGGTGATCCTGTTGTTGGCCCAGGTCAAATTGTTGGGGATCAAAGTATTCGAGTTGATACCGCGGTACTAACAGCAGACAATGGTGTAATAACAGTTGACATAGTTAACGGATAAATAGCATAAAGCTATAGGAGATAGAGATGGTCAAGCAAATTATCGGCGTCGGCGCAAGCGCCAATGACGGAACAGGTGATATTTTAAGGACCGCGTTCCAAAAAACTAATAGCAACTTTACTGAGTTATATGATGGACTGGATGNAATTGTTGTTCCAACATCATTAACTGGGTTGGGTATTACTGACGGAACAAACGGTCAAGTATTAACAACAAACGGCGGTGCAAATTTCACGTTCCAAACATTGGGACTTTTGAGTTTAGGTATTACCGACGGATCAAATAATCAAGTACTTTCCACGGATGGTAACGGAACATTTACATTCGTTAACCAAACAGGCGGCGGTTCAACCTTTACTGCCAATGATGCAATTACTGCGGTCGTTGGTGCTGATTTGGATATGGGCGGGAAAAAAGTATTGTTTGGTAACGTCTATGATGCAATAGGTGATTTACCTGCAGCTAGTAGTTATCACGGTATGTTTGCTCACGTACACGGAACNGGCGCAGCATACTATGCTCATGCCGGNGCNTGGGTTGAACTCGCAAATGCTGAAGATCTTGGTGGTGGTGGCGGTAGTTCACTACAAACAAGAACAACAAAAGCTGCGACGGCATCATCACTTGCAGATGAAGCAACAACAAATTTAACTATTAGTGGATTTAAAGGCTATGCATTATATTCAATTGAAACATCTCACGCGGCATGGGTTAGATTATATATCGACACGACTGCACGTTCATCAGATTCAACTAGAACTATCAATACCGATCCTACACCAGATGCTGGGGTTATTGCCGAGGTAATTACAACCGCGGGACAGAAAGTAGATTTTGGTCCTGCAGTTATTGGTTATTGTTCAACAGGTACAGATATCTATGCCACGGTTACAAATAAATCAGGTGGTACTCAAAATGTCGCAGTTACATTAACTGTTCTTCAATTGGAGAGTTAAGAATATGAAAGAGTGGATTATCACACTTCATAATAAAAATGATCTTGAAAGTTTCTATGAAGATATGGAAACACCCGGAGGTCAACTTTATATTCCCGGGCGAGCTGTCCAATGTTCTGATAAACGACCAATTAGTCGGAACACTCATTATATGCTTGAAGATGATGAAGTTGATTTGATCCGACAAGATCCAAGAGTTTGGGATCTCGACTTAAAAGAATTGATTGACTTTACAACAAAACCAGCATATAAAATTACTAATGGTGATTTTGCCAAGGACTTTAATCTTGATAGTGGTGACACTAACTGGGGTTTGCTACGGCACGTTGAAGAATTGAATAGAAGCAATTGGGGTGATCCTGGGACAAGCCTTGTAGTTGATAATGTAGAAATTACTTCCTCAGGTAAAAATGTTGATGTTGTAATTGTAGACGGTCATATTGATCCAGCCCACCCAGAGTTTGCAGTAAATCCAGACGGTACTGGCGGTAGTAGAGTTGTTCAAGAAAACTGGTTTTCACACGGCGGTTCAGGAACTTATGTATACGATCGTTCAGGTTCTTATACAAATGCCGCGGATAGAAATGATAATAACCATGGATGTCATTGTGGTGGAACCGTTGCAGGTAATACTCAAGGTTGGGCACGAGATGCTAATGTTTATAATATTAGCCCATATGGTACAAACCCAAACGGCGGCGTAAATATTTGGGATTATATGAGAGAATGGCATAATACAAAACCAATCAATCCCATAACAGGTAGAAAAAATCCAACAATATCAAATCACAGTTATGGATCATCAATTGAAGTTGGTTATTCAGGAGATTATAATACAGGTTTAGTAACTCGTGTTAATTTCCGTGGTGTTGATTTTAATCCTGGGCGTGATTTAACTGCTGCGGAATTGCAGGCCCGTGGATTTTATGCTTCATCGCAGTCAGGTTTTTCTATACCAAACTATTTCACATCAAGGTTTGCTGATATACAAGACGCAATTGATGATGGAATTATAGTTGTTTGTTCGGCAGGTAATGATGCATGGAAAACAGTTAAATCTACAGATCAAGATTATAATAACTCATATTATATGACTTACAATGGCTCTAATTATTTTTGGTATCTACACCGAGGCACAGGATCAGGTGCAGGATTTGCTAATGCAATTAACGTAGGCGCAATGTCAAATAACGTAGCTGAAGATAAAGCAATCTTTTCAAACTGTGGAAGCCAGGTTGATATCTTTGCTGCTGGTGAAGCTATTCAATCATCATTGCATAGTGGTTATGGTGCTGATGCCAGAAACAGTACTTATAGGCTTGGTAAATATCAAGGGACAAGTATGTCGGGACCACAAGTTGCAGGTGTTTTAGCTATACTTGCTCAACAAGATCCTAATATGACACAAACAGAAGCACAAGCTTGGTTAGACACAGTTTCAACATACGATGAGATGTTTGATACTGAGGCAGATGATCCAATGGATACCGATAGCCTTCAAGGTGCACCTAATAAAATTTTACGTTGGATTAATCAAAGACCTACAGCTGGTAAATCATTCCCGGTGGTAAATTTCAAACCAAGACCGACGGCCTCCATTGTTTGGCCACGTGGTCGAGTTAGGAAAAGAGGATAAGCCAATTGTATATAAATAAGAAAAAGTGGAAGTGAACAAATGTCAGAAGTACTTACATCAAATTTAAATACCGATACACTGAGGTTGTTTAAAGACGACATTCAGGCAAATGATTTTTATATTTTTGTTTCCTCAGTTACAACTGGGCTTAATAGGCTGTCCGCGGTCGACTCACAATATAATAAAAACTTATTTCTTGAAAAAACACTATTCGGTAAAGAAATTTCTAACGATGACGTAAAATATTTAATTAAATATTATCCTTGGCAAAAAGGTCAAGTTTATATTCAATATGATGACCGTGTTAACCTTGATGGCGAAAAGTTTTATGCCGTTGTTGGTCCGACAAGTAATGATACAGGTGATTATAGAATTTATAAATGCCTATATAATAACGAACTTGCTGAAGTTGATACCCCTCCAAACTATTCAGCAGCTACACCAAATCAAATTTATGAAACTGCTGACGGTTATGTATGGAAATTTATGTATGCACTAACACAATCAGAGTTTGAAGCATATAATGCGGTCGGTTATATTCCTATTATGGGTGACTTTGATGTTGACCCAACTGCAAATGCGTCATATGTTGATACAGGATCAAAGGTCGACCAAATCTTTGTTGAAAATATTGTAGGCAATTACGGCTATCCATATGAAAATGGTGTTATTGCTGAAGATGGTGTTTTATCAGCGGGTGAACTTATTATAACAGGTTCAACATTGCAGGAAATCGCAGATTATTATGCGGGTATGGCAATTTACGTTACTAACATTAACGGCCAAAGCTTTTTATATGATATTGGATCTTATTCATATAATGCTTCAACACAAAAAGCAACAGTTTTTGTTGTAGGTGATCCAAAATTTGACGGTGTTGTTGATTCAGCAAGTTTTCAAATATTCCCAAAGATTGAAATCAATGGTGATGGAACAGGTGCAGCAGCAATCCCAACAATCGTAAATAACTCAATTACCAAAATTAATATTATTGAAGCAGGTACAGGATATAATAGTATATCAGCAAGAGTTGTTGATCCATTATATGACTTTGAACCTGAGGATGCTTTATCTATTGATGTTCGTGCGGAACTAAGACCTATCTTGTCACCAACAAATGGGCACGCAACAAACTTTCTTAACGAACTGCATTCCCGCCACGTATTACTTTACGGATATATCACAGAAACAGATAATGCCCAAATCGGTGCAACAAATAGTTATTCATATATTGGTGTTGTTAAAAACCCTGAGTGGGCAAACACTGATCCGTCATATACTGCACCGTCGGTATTTGATAACAGGATTTCTATTATATCTGACCAATGGGCTGCCGCTGTTGTTAATGATACACTAACGCAAGTTAATAACAGCCAAGAAACCGTATTCGTTGGTAAAGTCCATGAAGTTAATAGTACTGCCAACACAATTTACATTTCAGAGTATATGGGTTCATATCAAAACCAGCCAGGAACATCGGTATCATTAGACACATCATTACCTTTGTTCACTTCGTCCGGTCAGACAATTAATATAAATACTCCGACAGCCGATAATGTAATAACGTCCGATTATGTTCAAAGATCAGGTGAAGTATACTTTATGGAAGATATCATTCCATTAAATAGATCCGCCGCTTCAAGAGAAGAATATAAACTGGTCTTGCAATTCTAAGAGAGATAAACATATGCCAATTAATACAAATTTAAACATTTCTCCATACTTCGATGACTTCGACCAGGAGAATCAATTCTATAGAGTTTTGTTTAAACCCGCATATGCGGTTCAAGCAAGAGAGCTAATACAGCTTCAAACAATCTTGCAAAATCAGATTGAACAATTTGGTGATAACATTTATAAAGAAGGTTCAATCATTAAAGGTTGTAACTTTACACAATTGGATGCATTGGAATTTGTTAAGCTTGTTGAGAAACCGGGTTTTACTCCAACAAATTTTATTAGCGGAACAGTAGAAGAAACAATCTCGGGTGTTAAAACACTTGTTGATGTTGTATATACGGTAACAGGTGGTACTACAAACCTGAGCGCTGAAATTGTTTCGGCACAAATTGGTTATACAACTCGCCCGCCAGATCTAAATACTTTCTTTGTTAATTACTTAAACACAACGGAAGATTTGGCTAACTCCGATAATACTATCAAGCAATTCAATGCCGGTGAAACACTTACCATTTACCGTTCAAAAACTGTTGGCGGTGCACCTCACCCAACTGATCCTGGCCCGACACTTGTTGATACAATCAGTGTGGCTAGCGCAGGATTTACCCCAGTTGGTAAATCGTTTGGTTTGAAAGCATCACCTGGTATTATTTTCCAAAAAGGTCATTTCTTGTTTACAACTCAACAAACATTAGTTGTTGAAAAATATTCAAGATTTCCTAATAATGTTAATGTTGGTTTTAAAGTTGATGAAGAACTTATTTCATTCTTGCAAGATCCTACGCTATATGATAATGCAAACGGATCAAGAAATGAAAACGCACCTGGCGCTGATAGATTAAAACTTGTACCTGATTTGGTTGCACTCGCAACTACTACTGCGGATATTGACTCTGACTTTTTCACACTGATCCGTTATGAAACAGGTAACGCAATTGAGCTTAGAGATGTAACTCAGTTCAATGTATTAGGCGAAGAAATGGCTCGCCGCACATATGAAGAGTCAGGTAACTATGTTGCTGAAAAATTCATCGTAAAACCTGACCGTCGATATGACGCTACTGCGAACAACAACATTCTTAAGGCTTTGGTTAGCCCAGGTGTTGCATACATCAAAGGATTTAGAGTTGAAAATGCCGGTGAAAGAGAATTCACAATTCCTCCAATCACTACGACAACAATTCAACAAAACGAACCGGTTGGAATGAATTATGGTAACTATGTTAATGTTACTTCTATCACCGGTGTTCTTGATATTGACTTTACCACAAGCAACCTTCAAGACGGAACAGGTCTAACAATCGGTGAATGTTTTGTTCGTAACTTAACACCTGACCGCGCATATATCTTCGGTGTAAGAATTACAAATGCCGCAAAAACATTTGCCGACGTTGAAAGAATTTCGAGCGGAACAGGATATATCGGAATTGCCGCAGGTTCAACAATTAAAGGTCAAAAACAAGCACCGATGATTTTTGATACAGGCACATTCAGTTTGAAAGAAATAACTGATATGTCAATTCCTCGCCGTGTTAAAGAATCAAGTGTTACACCAACAGGAACAACAATTACTATTCCTGCAGGTCCTAGTGATGACTTTAACTGTAATAATGATGACGTTGTAGTTGTTGATAGCACAAATACTCGTATTCTTGTTGGCGGTACAACCACAACAGTTAATGACAGCAATCTCGTAATTGCCTTGAATACTACACCAACTGGTGACTGTACTGTTTATTTTAATAAAAGAATTCAATTGGCAGGAAATCACTCAAAGCTTTCAGTTGAACCGTATATTAAAGTTACTTATTCTACATCAACTTCAAAATACACATTAGGTTTTCCTGACGTATATGAAATTGTTTCTATTGCCGACTCAACAAACGGTGATGATTACACAAACAGTTTCCGTCTGAAAACAAATCAAAAAGATAGTTATTATGATATATCTTATATGGAATATATTCCTGGCCGTCCAAAACCGCCAACAGGTGACATTGTAATCAAATTAAAAGTATTCCAACTAAATAACGCATCAGGTGAATATTACTTTACCGTTAATAGCTATGGTGGAATTGATGATACAACTCCTGACGCTGGTTTACCATCCACATCATATAGATCAAATAAAATTCCAGTATACCGCGCAAATAACGGAAGAGTATATAATCTAAGAGAATGTTTTGACTTTAGACCTTATGTTGATAAGAACCCAAATGCTCTATATACTCAGACTTTACCAGGCGGTGCACCGACTATCTCTGGCATAGTGGATGACACCTCTGTAACCTTCACTGGATCCACATTCATTACTCCATCTAATGACAATTCAATCACCTGCGATATTGAGCACTACATGGCACGTATAGACGTTATAGCCGTGGACTCATTTGGGCGATTTGATTACATTACAGGTACTGAAGAAGAAAGCCCTGTACCACCTAGAATTGCTCCTGACCAATTACAAATTTCAAAAGTTGTTGTACCAGGATTGCCTGCACTAACACCAAAAGAAGCTGCTCGTGAAGGTAAAAAACAATATGCAATCAAGATGTCTTCAAAGACAGTTGAAAATTATACTATGCGAGATATTAAAGGTATTGAGAAAAGATTGGAGGCAATGGAATATTATATTCAGTTGAACCAATTGGAAACCGAAACAACAAACTTGCTAATTACTGATGAAAATGGATTGACAAGGTTTAAGAATGGTTATATAGTAGATCCATTGAACAACCTAGATCTTGCAAACGTACAAGACAATGAATTTAACGCATCTGTTCCTTTTGATAAAAAGCAACTACAACCTGCGGTAAGAACATTCCCATTAGATCTACGTTTGAAATCTACATCAAGTGCATCGGTATTCCCAAATACTGATGAACCTGAGGCGGCCACACTTAGCCGTGATAGTCATATTTCAGTCATTAATCAACCATACGCATCAGGATTTAGAAATGCTGTAAGTAACTTCTACAAGTATGTTGGTTTAGGTGACTTGTTCCCTGCCTTTGACTCGGTGCAAGATACAGTTGCTGACCCAGTTTCAATTGATATTAATCTCGTAAGTCCGTTTGCAGATTTCCTTGAAAACGTNCAACAATTTATTCCATTGACAGGATCAATTGATACAGGTAGAATTTTACGCGAATTTGGCGGCGACAACAATTGGTTCCCAACACAAGTTGCAGAAGTTCGTACTTGGGAATTGTCAGCAACAGAATCAGTTGTTCAATCAGACGTTGGTGAATTTGCATCAAATGTTGAGTTCAATCCGTTTATGCGGTCAAGAGATGTCAATGTTTATATGGCAGGTCTTCGTCCCAATACTCGTCATTATTTCTTCTTTGATGCGGTTGATGTAAACGCTCACGTACACCCAGGCACAGCAAATAATAGTGCAAGAGCGGTTAATCGTTATGGTGCAAAAGGTGATCCTGTTGTATCCGACGCAAGCGGTGTTATCAGAGCGGTGTTTACTATTCCTGCTGAAACATTCTATTGCGGTGATAGAAACCTTGAAGTTTGTGACGTTGATACCTATTCGGAAATTGGATCTGGTGCAACATCTATCGGAACACTATCATACCACGCATGGAATATTAATGTTGAGAAAACAACATTGACACAATCAACTCGTGTTCCTGCAACCGTTGGTACCGCGGCAATGACTGAACGTAACTTGGCAAGACGCCCAAGGCCGCGCCCTCAACCTAACGATGATGATGATCCAAGGCCAACACCTCCAGGTATCCGTGGTGTTGATTGGGATCCATTGGCACAAACATTCTTTATTAAAGGTGGTATGGGACGAGGTTCTGGTACAATTTTTGCATCTAAAATTGATTTGTATTTCAAAAAGAAATCAGCAACTCAAGGTGTTACCGTAATGCTTCGTGAAGTTATAAACGGATATCCCGCCACATCAATTATTCCTTTCTCAAAAATACACCTAGATCCCGCGGATGTAAATATTTCCGACGACTCAAGTGTAGCAACAACAATTGATTTTACCGCACCTGTAAGACTTGATGTTGAAAAAGAATATGCAGTTGTTATCATGCCTGACGGCTGTGATCCAAACTACTTATTGTTTACATCAAAAGTTGGTGGAACTGATTTAACACCTGGTGCCACAAACGGCCAAGCAATTGTTCAAGACTGGGGTGATGGTGTTCTATTTACTTCTACAAATAATAAAGCATGGCAATCTTATCAAGATGAAGATTTGAAATTCACATTGTATCGTCATAACTTTAGTGCTGCAACAGGTTCCATTACATTAACACAAGATGCAAATGAATTCTTTACCTTAACAACATGGAATGGCGCATTTAAACAAGGTGAAAGAGTTTACCGTGAAATGACTATCAGCGGTTCAACAGGAACACAAATTAATATTCCTGTCGGAAGTAATATCTTGACTGGTACTACATTAACTGATACTTATAATAATGGTGACTTTATACTTGTTACAGATACAGGTGGTGGCAACATTGATATTTTTGAAGTTGTAAGTGTAGATTCTGATACTCAAATCACACTGAATAAACCTTCAACAATCATTCGGACAAACCACTTCCATAAACCGGTTGTAACTGGTATTGTTTCATACTATAACCCATTTGAGCCAAACTTGTTATATTTGAGATCTTCAAATGCTTCAGGTGTAAGGATCTTTGGAACAGGTGCAACAATCCTAGGATTGGACTCAGGTGTAGAAGCAACGATCTCAACTGTTGATAACGTGACTGTCAGTTATGTTCAACCGATGATTTATCGTAGNAATGATACTGAAACCACAACNTCAATCTCAGGAAGTTTTGTTGACGCAACAAATACTTTGAANAACTATACGTTGCCAATGCGGTTCGGTGCATCAAATCACTTTACGAATAAAGGTAATATCATTTACAGTAAGTCAAATGATACCTCAAATTCTCGTCCGTTTGATATGACTATCAGCATGACTAATAACAACAATACCACATCGTCACCNTTTATTGACCTTGATGGATCATCGGTTATTGCTTATCAGTATAAGATTACAAACACTGAAGATACTGCTAAATATGTATCAAAAACAATTGAACTTAAAGAAGATCTTGATGCCGAAGATATGGAAGTGTTTGTAACTGGATATCGACCTTCAGGATCAGAAATTAAACTTTATATTAAACCACAAAACCAATATGATCCTGCATCATTTGAAAATGCTGATTGGATTGAGATGGAATTGTTTGAAGGTNTTGGTTCTTTCTCATCATCGGCAAATCTGAATGATTTCCGTGAGTTTAAATACCGAGTACCTGCAACAGCGAAAAACGGTTCAGGTGTTCTTGAATACACAAANACCGCAGGAACATTTACAGGTTATAGAAAGTTTGCTATCAAAATTGAATTGAGATCACCAAACCAATATTCCGTTCCATTCGTAAAAGATTATAGAGGGATTGCTTTAACATAATGTATACTCGTGATAAAAATAGTAATGCCGTTCTAAATAATGACGCCGCTGCTCTTAATAAATATAAACAGGAAAGAGCATTACACCGCAATGTTACTGCGTTAGCTGAAGAGATCTCTGATATAAAAATTTGTATCACACGTATCTGCGAACGATTAGATTTAATAGAGAAGAATTAAAATGGCCAAGTCGAATATTCAAAATATTACAACTGCACAATCATTTCAAAANTGGTTTGATAAAACAAATGAAATGGTTGATCTCTTTAGAACTTCTGCGGTTACCGCGTCTGTTGCTGGGGATATTACAACAGGGGATGTTAATCTTGTTGGTGATATAACAACTACAAACCTTCTTGCTGATACACAAATTAAAACAGACTCAATTGTTGCTTATACAGGTGGTGCCACTGTTGTATTAGGTTCACCGTTACAGATTACAAGTTCTGCATCAGAAATTGCCGCGACATTCCAATACGGAGCAAGCGGTGCATTAACTCGATATACAAACGGTACGTCCTCGTGGGATATTGGTATTGAGGATAACACAAATCTTAACTTTATTATTAATACAGGCGTAGGCGCTACTCGTTTTGAATTATCAACGGCAGGTACACTGAAAGTACCAAACCTTGAAACCATTGAGTCCATTACAACAACAGAAGATGTAACTGTTGGCCGTGACCTCACAGTTACAGGTAACACAGCATTTGGCGGAACATTATCAGCGGATGACCTTACATTAACTGGTGATCTAACTGTTGTTGATGTATATGCCCAGGATGTATTTGCAACAGGCGAAGTTACAACAGCTTATGCTGCATCCGATAGAAAACTAAAAGAAAATATAAACGTAATTGATAACGCTCTCGATAAAGTATCACAAGTTAACGGATATACGTTTAACTATATTGGCAAAGAAGAAATTGCCACAGGTGTTATAGCACAAGAAATTGAAAAAGTACTTCCTGGAGTAGTATACGAAACGCACTCTGAAGAAAATGGAAATTTCAAAGCAGTACGTTATGGAAACATTGTTGGCCTTCTTATTGAAGCAATTAAAGAGCTCAAAGATGAAGTGGATAATTTGAAAAATGGCTCTACAGACTAGCGGCCCAATATCATTAGACGATATTAAAGTTGAATTTGAAGATCAGCAGGCTCCCTCTCCACCTTTTATGACAAGAAACGGCTCAAGCCTTACGTATTTGGAAGGTGGTTCAGGAACTATTGATGATCCATTTTATGGTACGTCTAATAACTGGCGCCAAAACAGCACTACTGCGTATCAAAGATTTGTTGTATCTGCAACAGGTACTTTATATTATAGTTCTAACGTTAGTTCAGAGACCAATTACGACTTTCATAGACTTTACAAAAATGGGCAACCGCTATGGCAACAATCTGGTATTAACTCCATCAGTGGCTCCACTTCCATTGAAGATGGAGATACCGTAGAATGGCGATACTCAAAAGACGGATCAGTACATACTAATGACGACCGAGCGTATTTAACTTCATTATATGTTGTACCTGACGTGGTGCAATTACCAGATAGTTGGTCAATTAACGATTATTATAGAGGCGGTGGGCGTGTTCCTGATTTCTCAGTTAATAATAATGTGCCAACAAGCGGAACAATTTCTATAGGCGATTTTTACGGTGCTGTTAATGGTATCGCAGTTATAATCACAATTATCGGTGCAGGTGGGGCTGGCGGTGGTGGCCGTTATGAGCCAAATACCGCAGCAATTGCTAACAACGGCGGTGCAGGTGGCGGTTCAAGTTATGGCGGTGATGCCGGCATTCCTAATGTAAATGTAAACGGCGGTGCCGGTGGTAATAGTGCAGGTTCATCAAACTATGTTGGAAATGCCGGCGGGAATACAAACTTTGGCAGTGGCGGCGGAGCAGCAAACGAACAGCAAAACGGTGCGAATGCGACAGGATTTGGTGCAGGCGGCGCTGGCGGTGGTGGTGACGTAGACTCAGGTAAAAATGATTCTGAAGGTAAAGGTGGTAATGGCGGTAGTGCCGGGCAGATAAATGTTTTTGATGGCGCGGGCGGTGTCGGTGAAACAGTAACATATACTATTGGCACTGCATCAAGTACAAGAGGACAAGCAAATACACTCGGCGGTTATGGTAAAAGTGGTGTTATTCAATTTGAATATAATGGTTTAACTCTTATCTATTCAACAACAGGAACACACGTTATTGGTTCGGTTACAGGCGGGACTAATTTGGTGCAAGAATGTGATGCTCAATACTATAATGCTACTTCTGGTACTTGGCCTGATATTTCAGGTAATGGTAGAGACTTACAGGCGGATGAATTTCCTGGTCCTTATTCCACTAACGCAAGTTTAGGTTGGCACGACAGCAGCTCCTCAGCCCCAAACTTCTTTATGTATCAAAACCTATTTACTGGCCCGGCATCAGATAGCTTTGGGATCACCAATACATCAGGTTATACAATTGAATTGGTATGTAGAACTGAAATTTATACACAAAATGCTGCGTTTAAATTTCACGGAGGTGTCTATCTTTCTAGAGGAATATTCTCTCACCCAACATGGACAAACGGGAATTGGTATTTTGACCAAGG